AACTGGTGCTTCTGCTGTTGGTGCTCTTGAGATAGTCATGGCTCCAAAAGGTGGACATGGTTCAGATCATGAAACAGAATTAAATGGTAAGCGTGTTATGACAAACATTCGTCTTACATATTCTGAAGGATCAGGAGATTTCCCTGTAGATAACGACTTCCGTAGAATTGGTATTATCTCAGATCCATATAACTGGGGTACTACAACATTCTCTACTGCTGATACATTATCTGGATTAAAAGCAGTTAAGATTACTGGTGCTTCTGCAGACTTCTCAGTTGATGAGAAAATTACTCAGACTGTAACTGGTGGTACAGCATATGGTACAGTTGTATCATGGACATTAGATAGTGGTTCTACAACTGCTGGAGTTCTTAAGTACATCCAAACAAACGATGCACATACAGATTCTGGTAAAGTAAAAGCATTCGAGTCTAATGGTTCAAACGCAATTACAGGAGAAGCATCTACTGCCTCTGGTAATGTCGATACTGCATATGGTAGTACACTACTTGGTGTTACATTCTCTAGTGGTCTTGCCACTCCAGAGATTGAAAATAACTCAGGTGATGTGATTTATGTTGAGAATAGAAGACTAATCACTCGTGCTGCTGACCAAATCGAAGATATCAAACTAGTTATCGAGTTTTAAAACTACGCTAAATACTTTAACGAGAATACTAGTATTATTGGCGGAGTAAGATGCCTCAAAAGACGAACCTAAACGTAAGCCCATATTACGAAGATTTTGATGCGAATAAGAATTTTTATAAGATTCTTTTTCGACCTGGTTATTCTATACAAGGAAGAGAACTAACACAGGTTCAATCAATTCTTCAGAATCAAGTTGAAAGCTTTGGAAAGTATGCCTTCAAGCAAGGTGAACTTGTAATTCCTGGCGAAGTAGGACTTAACACAAAATTAGATTACGTAAAACTATCATCTGTTTCAGAAGTTGCAGTTAATGATGGTAGCAACAATATTGTTTATAAGAAATATGATATTTCTCAATTAATCGGTCAAGAATTAATTGGGTTAACTTCTGGTGTCAAGGGAAGAATAGTTTCTACGAAACTGGCAACAGAAAGCACAGCAGATACTTTGTTTGTAAATTACGTCAACAGTGGTTCGTCTAACACTGAGACTACTTTTAGACAAGGTGAGACTCTAGAGGTAGTTGATGGTGTCAATACTCCTTTACTCGTTGTAGGTACAGATGGTAGTGTTCTACCAACCAGTATTAAAGTTACAAATCCAGATACTAATGAAACAACTTCATTAGAAAGTTCTGCAATGGGATTTGCTTCTGCTGTTAAGGTAGAAGAAGGTATTTACTTTGTTAATGGTTATTTTGTTCGTTGTGATGCAGAACTTTTAATTATTGATGAGTATTACAATAAACCATCTGCTAAAGTTGGTTTTACAATCAAAGAAGAAATTGTTACTCCAGAAGAAGATGCATCTTTATATGATAATGCAATTGGATCTTCTAACTACACTGCACCTGGTGGTCATAGATTAAAAATATCTTTGGTATTAAAAGAATTTGCTCTTAATGCAATTACTGATAAGAATTTTATACAACTTCTTACAGTATCAAGAGGAGTAATTCAAAGAAAAATTGAATCAACAGATTTTAGTGTTCTAGAACAGACTCTTGCTCGTAGAACATTTGATGAGTCTGGTGATTATGTTGTTGATAATTTTACAGTAGACGTTCGAGAATGGGCACAGAAGGACGGTAATACAGGTTTGTATGCTGTAGATGCTTTTGGTTTATATAACGGATACAACGCAACTGAGTCCTCTAGGAAGATGGTTGCTAGTATAGGTCCAGGTAAGGCATATATTAAGGGATATGAGATTGTCAATAAAGAGACTAAGTATCTTGAGATTAATAAAGCAAGAGAAAGTCTTTCTACTGACAATGTTAATTTAAAATCTAAAGGTCTTCCATCTTTTAGTGTTACTAATGTATATGGTAGTGTACCTTTAAACAAAGAGGGATCTGATCTTACTGCATATCCAGACGTATTTTTGTACAATACATTTAATGATGGTTCTGTCGGATTAAACAATACTGAACTATCTACAGATCACAGACAAACTATTAGTAGAAGGGGTCTTAGTTTTACTCCTAATGATGGAATAAAAACTATCACTTTACAAATAACAAACACAACTACACTTATCGGTGCTGTAACTGATGCAACATTTCAAAGTCAATTTGGAACTCTCTATTATATTAAGACAAGAAGTGACACTGGTACTCCAACAGCAATTGGTTCTTTTAAAACATTATCTTTTGCCACTACTAATAAACCACTTGTTAATGCATCCGAGTCTGTTCAGTTTTTAGAGCTCACAGTATATGGTCCTAAGAATGAATTAGAATCTTTATTATTAGAGTATGATTTATCTGATACTGAGTTTAAAAGAAAGATTTTCTTAACAGAAGCAAATGCACAAACAAACTCAGGTGATGAGTTTGGATTTGTTGTGGATTATTCTTCAACAGTTACTCCTGTAATTGGTAAAGTAAAACCAAATAACTTTTTCTTAAAGAAGAGAGGTTCTGGTTTTAATTCAGATTCTGACATTATACTTTCTAGAGGTCGTCTTGCTGCTGGAACAAGTGCATATAATAGTACATTTGGACTATCTTATTTTGATCCTCAGTTCTTCACCAAAATTATTTTAGAGTCAGTTCCTACTGGAACCAATGCTTTTGATGAAGGTAAGTATGTGTTTGGTATTAATAGTGGTGCTTATGGAGTTGTTGAAGGAACTGCCTCTGGTGTTTATAGTACAGGTGTACTATTATTTGTAAAAACTCTATCAGGAAGATTTTTATCTGGTGAAACAATTAGAGATGAAGGTGGCAGCACTGTAAGAATTGCTAGAGAAAATACACTATCTCATTTTGTTGTTCAAAGTAGAGGATTGGGTTATGCAGACGGTGCAACACTATTAATTAATGGATTAGAATTTGATAGTTCTAAAATAGATTTATCAAGAACTACAGATGGAAAAATTTATAAAGCATCTGTTGCTAATAGATCTGCAGTAAGTGTTGAATACGCACAACCTCCTGCAGTTACTGTAAAGAATCCTGATGGAGCATCTGCTCCAAATGCTGCTGCTAATATTGAACCTGTATTGTATAGAGATACAGTTACTACATATACACCACAAAATGTTAAGTCTGTGGCTTGTTCTTATGGATCAGGTAATGCAAATACTTTCTCTGCAGACGTTGTAGTAGATAGTCAAATTTATTCAGAAATTAAAACTGTAACTGACTACGCATTCTTTGGTAGTCAAGGATCTACATTTATAGAGTCTACAAGTTTTAGTGCAGATGCATCAACAGATGTACAACAAGGAGATTTAGTACAATTTTCTGATGATAGTAATAATCTCGTTAGGTCAATCGTTCAGTATGCTACAGAACAAGAAGGATCATATAAATCTAGAATTTACTTAGACACTGCTTTACCAGGTGCAGTTACTAATGCTAGTATTGTAAGATTACGTCCGAAAGTAGATAATTCTACAAGTGGTACATTACTATTTTCTACTGGTAGTAAACAGGTATCTCAAATTTCTTCTGGTGGGGATGATACTAAGATTAAGTATTACTTCCGTAGAGATTTTGTAACTACTGCAACTACAGGTGGTGGTACAATTACATTTGCTGCACAGTTACCATTTGGTACACAAAGGTTTGCTGCATTTACCGAAGAGAATTATATTATTACTGTATTAGATCCTGGCGATGCACCTGATATTGTGAAAGGTGATATCATTTATGTTGGAGCAGATGTTGTAGATATATCATCTGCTACTGATACTGCTAGTGGTCTAACATCTGGTAGTATTAGTTTACAGTTAGCATCATCATATTTTGGAACTATTCCTACTAATGGTGCTTATCCTAAACTTAAGTTAACTGCAACTCTAGAAGTATCTAATGCAAAACCAAGACTTAAAACTGTAGTAAAAAATAAGAGAATTACAGTTACATCTGCTGGTGATCGTGTTGTTCCTTTAAGAGGTACTGACTACGATACTGAAGTTGTAGAGATACTTTCATATTCTGATGCATACAAGTTAAACTATGTTTATGAAGGAACATCAGCACAACCACCTGAGATTGATACTGCTGGTAATCTAATTTCTGGTACTGATGTTACATCAAGATATACATTTGATAGTGGACAGAGAGATACGTTATATGATGTTTCTAGAGTAGTTTTAAAACCAGGTTTTGATGAGACTACAGGTCAACTTGTTATTTCTTTTGATTACTTTGAACATTCACAAGGTGACTTCTGTACAATTGATAGTTACTTACATGAAGCAGGAGTTTCTGAAGATGAGATTCCTACATTCGATTCTTCTGTTCTTGGTATTACTGAACTTAAAAATGTAATTGATTTCAGACCTAAGGTTGACAGTGGTAGTATTATACCAGGTTTCTTAGATACTTCTACTTTAGAAGTAACTAATGGATCTTTCTCTGGTGCTGGTGCAATTATTGCAAGTAGTCCTGCCCCTGATAAAGGTTTAGAATATACATTCTCATTCAGTCAAGTACAATACTTAGATCGTATTGATGGTATCTTCTTAGACAAGAAAGGTAGTTTTATAGTTAAAGAAGGTAACTCATCTCTTAATCCTACAAAACCAGATGCGATAGAAGACGCAGTACCATTATTCTATGCTTATATCCCTGCATTTACAAAGACAAGTAAAGACGTAAGACTTACCCCAGTTGATAATCGTCGTTATACAATGCGTGATATCGGTAAGTTAGAGAAACGTATTGAAAGATTAGAATACTATACAACACTTAGTATCCTAGAACAGCAAGCACTTAACATGCAAGTTAAGGATGAAATAGGTCTTGATAGATTTAAGTCTGGTTTTGTTGTTGATAACTTTGAAGCACATAAAGTTGGTAATCTTAGATCACTTGATTATCGTTGTGCTGTTGATGCTCAACAATCTGTTCTTCGTCCACAGTCTAAAGAAGATTCTTTAGATTTAGTAGAAGTTAATAGAAGAGAAGATCAAAGAGCAGTTTCTGGATATAAAAAATCTGGAAACATGGTAACGTTACCATATTCTCCATTATCATTATTAGGAAATAATTTCGCTTCATCAACACTAAATCCAAATCCATTTGTTGTTCTACAATATGTTGGTGATAGTGATATATCTCCAGCGATAGATCAATGGTATGATTCTAGTATAGAACCAGTTGTTGTAGATACTAATACAGATCTCTTTAATATATTCTTAGCAAAAGAAAGTGTAAAAGAAAGTTTCTCCAGTTTACATAACTCATTTGTTATTAACTGGGTTGGAGCATCATCATCTTTTACTGCAATTAATTCTCTTGGTGGAGTTAATTCACAAATTGCTAACACATCTGTACAGAATGCATCTGTTGGTAGTTCTTCTAATATCAGTCCTCAAAATAATGAGGTTGGTAAGGGATTACAAACTAAATCTGTAGGTAATAGTATTGTTTCTACATCACTATCATTCTTTGCTAGAAGTGCACCTATCAAATTTAAAGTTGGTAGAATGAAACCTAATACTAGAATATACGTGTTCTTAGAAGGTAGAGATGTTAGTCGTTGGGTTAACCCTGATCTTAGATATACAGGAATTGCAGGAAACTCATTATCAGCATTTAATGGTCCTATAACCACAGATGAATATGGTAATGCTAGTGGTTTAATTATTCTACCAGCTGGATCACCTCCTAATGAAAATGCTATTTGGGGTGGAGACATTGATACTGTTGGATATGATGCATCAGCAGAAGCATTGAATTTTACTGTTGGAACTCTTACATTTAGATTTACTTCTAGTTCTACTAACGAAGAAAAATCAAGTGTAGATTCTTATACAGAAGTTAAGTATTATGCCACTGGTATTTTACCAGAAAATCCTTCTAGTATTGTTTCTACAAAACCATCTATATTCAAATCCAATGAAGGTGTTCAGTTAATTGAAAGTAATACTGACAATCCTGTAAGACCTAATCCTCTTGCACAGACATTTAAAGTAGAAAACTTAGATGGTGGTTGTTTTGTAACTGGTATTGATCTTTACTTCAATAAGAAAAGTGCAACTATACCAGTCAAAACTTATATTACAAATGTAGATGCTGAAAAACCAGCAAAAAATATTGTACCTGGTAGTGAAAAAACATTAACACCAAATACTTTCCTTAAATGTTTTGCTAGTGGTAACATGGCAATTTACAAAAATGAAAATGTTACTGGTGCATCTTCTACTGCCTCAGGTCCTATACTTAAAGTATTTGATAAGAACAATGTAGAATTAGTTGCTACTGCATCTGGTAAGTATAGTCTTACTAATGAGCAAGTATATACTGTTGTTCTCAGTAATCATAATGGTAAATCATTTATACCAAATGAAGATTTAATTATCCCATCAGTAACTCTTGCAAATGCAACAGATGGTACTGATTTTATTCTTTCTATTGCAAAAGATAGTGGAAAGTTATCTGATGTCAGAGTTACAAATACTGGTTTAAATTATGACAGTGCAATTCTTACTATTGAAAGTCCACAATTACCTGGTGGATCTACTGCTACTGCAAACATAGAAGTATCTGGTGGTAAGATTTACAATGCTGAGATATCACTAAGCGGATTTGGATATACAGAAGCACCAGCAGTTGTTGTGAAAGGTGTTGGTAATGGGTCTGGAGGATGTCAAATCCAAACCTTTATAGAAATAGATACACCAGCAGTTAGAATGGGTGTAGCGACTGATCAGACAGGTGTTACAGAATCAACTACTCCTACACATTTTGGATTTGATTATCCAGTATACTTACAGAATGATACTGAGTATGCTCTTGTAGTAGAGACAGATTCTATCGACTATGAACTATGGTCATCCAAATTAGGAGAAACCGACATAGCGACAAGTACGGTTATTACAACCCAACCTTCATTAGGTTCGGTTTACCGATCACAAAACACTGAGAGTTGGACAGAAGATATATTTGAGGATCTTAAGTTTACAATGTATCGTGCTGAATTTGATACATCAAGACCAGCAGAATTGTTAGTTAAGAATGATAATCTTGGATATGAATTATTAGAAAGTAATCCATTTGAAACTAATGCAAGTGCTAATACAAACTCTACTTCTAAATTATTTAAAAATAATAACTCTATACTAAAAGTAAGTCATAGGGATCATGGATTTGAAACTGGTGGAAATTCATATGTGTTCTATAGAACTGCTAATGAAATTGGTGGTGTAACTGCATCTATATTGAACAGTACATTATTCCAAGTATCTAACTCTGGTGTTGACACATATAATATTCAATCAAGTTCTCAAGCTGCTGGCAACTCTATTGGTGGTGGAGATCTTGTATATGCTTCATTTAATAGAAAATATGAAACTCTATATCCACAAGTTTCATACTTATCATTTACTAATACAACTTTAAATACAGAAGTTAAAACAACTAATGTAGTTCCTGTTGATTCAGCATCAACAAATTATAATTCTTATTCACAATCAGATTATGAAAAGACATTTTTAAATGAACCACATTATTTTACTAATCAGAAATTTGTTGCATCTAGTATTAATGAAACTCTAAACAGTGTTTCTCAATCATTAGTTTATAAAATGTCATTATCGTCTACTGTGTCTCATTTGAGTCCAGCAATAGACTTATCAAATGCTACTGTAAAAACAGTAACTAATAGAATTGAAAATGCAAGTGGTCAAGAAGATAGATTTGGTAGAAGAGATCAGGTTGTTGAGTTCTATCCAGTATATCAATTCAATCTTGCTGGAAATGGTGCAACCCAATTACAAGCAGATCAAACAATCAAAGGAGTTACAACAAAAACAACTGGTACTATTGCTAGAGTAAATGGTCAAGTTGTTTACGTTAGAGTTAAGACAAGTCAATTCTTCCAAAAAGGAGAGACAGTAACATTAGGAAATCAATTAGGTCTTTCTGCTGTTACAGTTGACTCAAATCCATCACAAGTATTTGCTACTATCGCTGATGCATCTACTATTGTTGCACGTAATCCAAACGTATTAAATGAAACATATGATAATATAATTACTGGTAAAACAACTATCTGGAATACTCAAACTCAAGAACTAACATTGAGAGTTGATACAAACCCAATCAATGATAGTTTTACAGACAGAATTATAGACAATGCTCTTTATAATAGAAATGCAGTTACTGCAAATCAACTTGCTGATATATTCCGTGTAGGAGATTTTGTCAAGTATCCTAATCAACCCGATGAAGAGAATGCGTATCTTGAGGTTGGAAAAATATCTTATACAAATGGTTCAGACTTTGTTGCTGAGGACACATCTAAGAATGGTTCTTCAATTGCTAAGTATGTAACTAAAGAAGTTACGATTGCAAATCCAGCAACTGCTATTGATGTACATCTACTAGCAAATGTTAGAGATATTGAAAACCTTAAAGTATTCTACAAGTATAAGAAAGCATCTAGTCAAGAAAACTTTGAAGATATTGATTGGATCTATTTCAATACATCAGGTGAACCAGATGTGTTTGATATTGCAACAAGTGAGAATACAATATCAGGTATTGTAGAGAAACAATCTTCTTATCAAGATTTAAAATATAGTGCTTCTAAACTTCCAGAATATTCATCATTTGCTATTAAAATTGTGATGTCTGGTGTAGATCCTTCCTATGTTCCTAAAGTACAGGACATCAGAGCAGTCGCTGCGTTCTAATTTCCGCACATGGATTTTGTAAAAGTGTCTGGACATGATGGTCTCGTAAGAGATCAAAAGACTGGTGCCATCATCAATGTGGATGATTCTGCTATTGAATCTAGACGTAAGTCAAAACAATTGAGTTCCGCATTGGACGACATAAATAACTTGAAGAATGATGTCTCTGAAATCAAGTCCTTACTGAGAGAGTTAATCCAAAATGCCAGCAGTTAATGTAGCACGTACTGACACCTTTGAACAGCAAAGGGTCAAAATAAACGAAATAGGTACCCAGATATTTACAGTTACTGCTGGAGGTTCAGACCTTTCAACAGGTAACTTAAAACTAGGAGATGGTCTAGTAACAGCTCCCAGTTTAGCATTTGTAAATGATGTTAGCGTAGGACTATACCGTAATGGTACAGGTGTACTAGGTTTTGCAGCAGGAGGCAAAAAATTATCTGACCTCTCAGCATCAAGTGTCAAATACTATAGAGATTTTTTAATTGAGAAAAACAGTCTTGATACATTAGGTATTGCAATTACTAATGCAGGACAAAATTATGATGGTGGAACTTATACAGAAATTCCTGCTATTGGTGGTACTGGTGACGGAGCAACTTTTGGTGTAACAATTGATGGATTTGATGGAACGATTACTAATACAGGTACTGGATATACACCTGGCGTTTACTTAAACATCCCTGTCATAAGTAATGGAAGTGGTACTGGTGCTACTTTTGACTTTACAGTAGATCAGATATCAGGACAGATTACACAAGGTGGTGTTAACTACTATCCAGGATCATATACAAATATCGCCATGACTGGTGGTAATGGTTTGCAAATGACTGGTGACATTGTAGTTGCTTCATTTTCTGCAACTGTTACTTCTGGTTCTAACTATCCTGACGGTTTATATAAAAGTATTCCGTTAACAGGTGGTAATGGAACTGGTATGTTAACTAACCTCTACGTAGTAAATGGTGGAGTACAACCATTTGGTGGAGTTACTAGTAGTGAATACGTATCTACCACAACAAATTATACTATAGGTGATGTATTAACAGGAAGTATTCCACTTGCAGGAACTCAAACCTTTATAGTTAAATCTTCACTAGGAAACAAATATTTTATTGATGGATTTTTAGGTGGAAACTTTAATCTATTAAAAGGAAAGACATATGTCTTTGATTGTAGTGATGCTACAAATGATCCACATCCACTGTTCATATCAACTGTTGATGCAGATCAAAATACTATTCTTGATGCAGCTGATGGTGTTACATACGAACTAGATGGTGCTACTGTAACTGGTGCACAATTTCTTTCTGGATATTTTGGAGCAACAACAAGTAGAACAATAACTTTTGCAGTTCCAACAAACCCTGCAACAACAAGTGTTTGGTATGGATGTTCTGTTCACCCTCTTCAAGGTGGAGAGTTAACTTTTTCTGATCCTAATTCACAACAAAATAGTTTCTCATTAGTTGTTGATGCAATTGGTGGTACAGTTACTGAGTTTATTGTTAACGCACCAGGCGATGGAAATTATCAAGTAGGAGATGTTTTAAGTGTTGCTGCAGCAGATCTTTATGATGCAAACTCAGCAGATGCTGGTACAGCAGGATCTGGATTACAGATTACTCTTGGTGGTAACTTTGGTGCCATTCCAGCATTAGATAAAATATCTCTATTCGGTAGTGGTTATGTAACTGGAGAAATTCTTACTCTTGCTAGTGCAGTTAATAATGTTTCAACATATGCTAGAGGAGAATTAACATTTAATGGAGTTACATTTAGTTCTAACGCTGGTGTAACTGCAATACAGTTTACTGGTATAGCGACTGGTGCTGCTCAAACTTATAGTAATATTTTAGTTTCAACTATAAGTTCTAATGGTTCTGGATTACGTGTTGACGTTGTAAAATCAGTTGGAGGAGGAAATACATCATACTCTGCAGTTAACATCGTTGCAGCGGGTACAGGATACTTACCAGGCGACACACTGTATATTCCAGGTAACGCACTTGGTGGTGCAGCGGGTGGTCAACCAGGTTCTGGTGGTAACGATCTTGCAATTTCTGTTTCTACAATTGAAGCAGGAAGTGCACAAGTCACAGTTTCTAGTACAACAGGTGTTGAAGTAGGAGATGGTGTTGAGATAGTTCAAAATATTAATAATCCAGGACAAATTCCTGGTGGAGTTACTGTTGCTAGTGTCGATAGTGCAACACAATTTACAATGTCTGCAGGACCTACAATACCAGGTGCTGCTGATCTTAAAGTTGTTAACCAAAACACATCTTACTTAACAGTTCCAGACACATCTGGAATTATTAATGGAATGGTTGTTGTATATGTGAGTGGTAATGGTGGGATTATTGCTGGAACCACAGTCACAGGAATTATAGATGCAACTACTGTACAAATAGGAATTTTACCAACTGTAGCTGGTGCTATGGTTGTTAACTTTGAACCTGAGTATGGAGGTGGATCAAGTTTTGCATATACTGTTGGAACACTTGGTTTAGCAAGTGAAGTAACTATTGTTAATGGTGGTAATGGTTATACCATAGGTGATACTTTAACAGCAAATGCTACTGACCTTGTTCAACCAGAGGTTTATGCTGTTATCAACAAGACTATTGATAAAGTTACGTTTACTAGCACTTATGCATCTGCAACGTTTAGTGTAGGAGATGTGGTTAGAGATGCAGGAGGAGGAGTTGTTGCAAGTACAGTTACTACATCAACCACAGTTGCTGCAGGAGCAAATGGAAGTTATACTGCAGTTTCTCCATCTTCAACGAGTGGAAATGGTGCTGGTGCAACATTTGATATTAGTAGAGATGGAAATGGTGATATCATATCTGCAGTTGTTACCGTAGGAGCTGAAGGTTATTTCTTCGTAGCGAATGAAACTGTTACGATACCAGGTGCTAGTGTTGGTGGATCAACCCCAGCTGATAACGTAGTATTAACAATAACTAACGTAACTTCTTCTACATCTACTACTACAGTTACTAAAGTCGGAACTTCTGGTGGTAATATTTCTTATCTTATTACCGATACATTTGGTTTCCAAGATGGAGAAGTTTTAGTAAAAGATAGTGCTCCAACAGTAGGATATGCTATCAACACTGCTGTTTCAGAGTTCCGTTATTTCGTTGATATAAATGATGGCAATGGTTCTGTAATGACTCCTTCTTGGACAGTGTATGCTGGCAACAGTTATACTTTTGATCTAAGCGATGCGTCAAATGGTGCTCATGACTTTGCTTTATCAAAATTTAGAGATGGTCAGTGGGCACCTGGTAGAAATGAAAATATAAGTACAACACTGTCTGCCAACACACCAACTATTACAGTCAATAGCACTGCTGGAATTGAAGTAGGAATGGAGGTTGTGAAAGTTTCTGGAGATGGTATTCTTTCTACTGGAACAACTGTAATAGCAGTTGTAAACTCAACCACATTGACATTAAGTTCAAACCCAACAACTGCAGGAGCTATTGTTGTTAATATTGTCGGTTCAAAATACACCACAGGTGTTACTGTAGATGGAACCAATTATACAATTAAAATTTCTGATACTACACCTACATTATACTATTTCTGTGCTACTGATGATCCTCAACATCAAAACGAAGGTGGAGATGATAATGAAGAAGCAGCAATTACAGTTAATACAAATAACCCTAAAACATTTGGTACTGGATTTGAAATTGCTGTCACTGACGTTACTGTAGAAGAAGTTGTAAAAGGTAAAGTAGATGATGGTGAATTTAGTGTACAAAAATTAATAACACCATCCGCACAAATAACTGCTGCTGATATTTCAAATGCTACAGTTGCTGCAACTGCAACTCTTGCTGCTACTGTAACAAGTTCTATTACTGCTGTGGCAGGAGAAAACCTTGCGATTGCTGTTACAGATCCATTGACAAATAACGTTTCTGTGGATGCTGCTGGTCTTAATGTAGGATCTACAATTCAAATTGCAGCAACTACTGGTGATATCACAGCATCTAATGAACTTAAAGGTGGTTCAGTTAGTGTTGGTGATTACCTAAAATTATTAAGTTCTAATAACAGTCTATCATCTCTTGGTGGATATGATGTTGTGGTTGCTCCTGACACAGGAAGAATTGCTGATGTATTAACCAACACTGCTATTGCTATTCCTACTGGTAATACATCAGAAAGACCGACTGCTGGTATTGTAAAAGATGGTTGTATCAGATATAACACAGACACAAATCAATATGAAGGATATAGTTCTAACTCTACATCATGGTCATCTTTGGGTGGTGTTAGAGACTTAGATGGAAATACTTACATCTTAGCAGAGCAAACTGTTGGTTCTAATGATAATACATTATGGTTCATCAACGACAATATTAATACAGTCAAGTTTACACCTAATCATTTTGAATTTGTAAACATGAAGAAGATGCGTTCTGTGAGCGTATCTGCTCCTGTATATACAGAGTGGGCAGCAAACACTCCTGCAACTTTAGGAACATATCTTAAGTATAAAAATAATCTGTATGAGGTAACTAGTGCTGGTACTACTGCTACAAGTGGTAGTGAACCAGTTCATACATCTGGTGCATTACAAAATGGTTCTTGTGAACTTACATATTCTCAGTTAGCGGTTGCTCCTCTAACATTTGAAGATATTGAAGAACTAAGAATAGGACCTACAGGAAGTCTTCCATTAAGTATTAATGGTGATTTGAGATTAGCAACTAACGTTGTTTCTACAGACATCAATGATTTATTATTAAGACCTAACTCTGGTAAAAAAGTTACTATTGATGCTGCAACATCTCTTGTAATTCCAAATGGAACTACTGCTGAGAGAGGATCTGCTGCTCAAGGATCTATCAGATACAATACTACAACTCTAACTTATGAAGGTTATGATGGAACTAACTGGGGTTCTCTTGGTGGTGTTAAAGACGTAGATCAAAATACTTATATCATTCCAGAATTATCTGCTGGATCTAACGAAAATATATTGTATTTCTATAACGATGGAAACAATACAATGCAGTTAACAACAACTGCGTTAGATTTCTTTGCTGTAGATACAATCAGATCTCAAACAAGTAACCAGTTTGAAATCACTGCAAACTTGATGACGTTCAATAATGCAGATACTACATTTGACAATACAGATGCAACTAAGACTTTCCTACATACTTCAAAGCAATACTTTGATCTTGGTGTTTCTACAGGTGTATATGTAGATCCTATTTTAAGATTAGATGATCAAGGTGATGTGTATTTAAATACTGGTTTTGGAACTGGTAGTTATAATGGTGTTAAAGTCTTTGACGGAGATCTAAAAGAGTTTGAACTTGCTGATGTTAAAATCTTATCTGAGGTTATAACACTTGTTAAAGGATCATCAAACAACGGTGGATCTAACATATATTCTGTTGCAACTGCTAAAGGAGCGAAGGTAGTTGTTGTTGCAGAAAACCTTGCTGATGGTGAAAAAGAGTTTATTGAATTTGGTGTCACAGATGATGGCACAGATATATTCCATACTGAGTATGGTAACTTGAGAACAGATTATCAACTCATTATTCCTACGTTTGAATATACTGCTGGAAATGAAGCAAGATTAAATATATTATTAGGAGCAAATGTTCCTGCTACCAACTCAGTGAAGATTACCTTCTCATCAACAATCACTAAGAAATAAAAAATGGCAACTACTATAGATAAGTTTGACTCGACTGGTGGTTTTTCTATTGCTAGAACCTCAGTTATTGATGAACTCAGGAATGGTAAAGATTTCAACACACTTGAAATTAAAAATTCACAATACACAGATAGCAATACAACAACATATATTTTGAGAGGTGTTAATACTGCATCTCTGGCATTGGATAGTGTAGGTACACAAATTCCTATTGCTAATAATACTATGAATTTTGTGACTGGTCACATCATTGCAGTTAATGATTCTGGCGTTGTTTTTACAAACAAACTAGAGTCTGCAGTCTATTGCGATGGTAGTGGCAACGTTTCTGTCATGTCTACAATGGAGACTGTGATTAAAGATGACATTCCCTCAGGTCAAACTTGGTCTATCGTTCCCGTAGGTGCTGCTAGTAGATTTTCATACTCAACAGTTAGAGCTGGTACAACTGCTACAATTAAATGGGCAGCATCT